CTCCGCTGATCGGCCTTCAGCCAGCAGGCCGGCATGCTCAAGCAAAATCACCGCAGCAACAGTGTCGGCATCTGCCAGATTCACCGTCCCGCCTTGCGCAATGGTTGTATCGAGCAGCTTGAGGTAATCATCTAGCTCTGCAGACTGAGAAGCGGCGCTACGAATAGCAATGCGTTCAGATTGCGTGAACCGGCGCAGGTACTGAACACCTGATACGTTGCGCTCAGTCGTAGGCATGGGTGTGGAGCTGACGGGCTGCGGAATGTGGTTGAACTCAGCGAACGGGTACTCTGGCCATTCGGTCGCGACATCCTCGCTGTAGGCATAGACAATCTCGCCAGTGGCGCGATTCTGCACGGTGTAGTTCATGCTCGGTACTCCGGCGCATTCTGGGCACCTTTCATCTCACTGATGTAGGCTTGTGCGCAGTGGTTCGGGTCGTTGCATATCCAGTTGATGAAGCGTTCCGTTCGCCGGTGGTGCTTCCGATGTGCCCACGCGCTGATCGTTTCGTCGGCATAGGCGTCGTTTAGGAAACACACGGCGAGCCACTGGTCGAACGCAATCAGCGCCTGCTTATCGGCGTGCAGGACTCCGTGCAAGAGGATCAATAAGAACACCAGACCGAGGAAGCCGAAGGCCATTGCGAGGGAGTGGAGTGCGTAGCTCATCAGAAAGCCAGCCTCAAAAACACGCGGTCGCCGCCGCACTGCTCGCCGTCGGGAGGAATGCTTAGGCCAGCGGTTGGCAAGTGCTTTTCGAGCAAGTAATCGAGTCCGCGACGATCCAGCGCCACGATGTTTTTGCCCTGGCCAAGCTGCATGTAGTACTCAGTGTAGGCGTTGAGCTGATCAACCGTCACGCCTGCTGGTCCATGGCTCATGTTGTTATCTCTCTGGTGACGGATACCTTGCCACTCAGGATCGCTGTTACTGCCCCTGTCGCGCTTACCATCTCAAGGTCATACACGCCAGTCTTCAAAGCGAAGTCGTCCGTATCCGTGGCCGCGATGCTCAACGTGATCGTCTTGAGCGCGCTGTCGATGGCGATGGTCAACACGTTCTTCGGCGCATCCAGCACGTCAGTCGATGCGAGCACAGTACCGCCCACCTTGTCCTTGATCTTCATGCGCGCTGTGTAGCCGGTCAGGTCAACCGGAGCGTTCCAGTTCAGAAAACCGCTGTCGGTGTAGGTTGACCACTCTTTTCCGTTGTCATCGACAGGATAAATGTCGTTCAGTTCGACGGTAGTTGCGTCGATGATTGTCGCAGGGTGGTAATCGCTATCTCGTGGAGGCGTGTTAGCAGCATTGATCTGCTTCATGCCTTGGCAGCGGGTGACGTATGTGCGCCAACCAGCTGGAAGCCCGTGCGATGCTACCGTCAGGCGCGGTGCGCCGAAAGCCAGTGAAATCGCAGTGATCGGCTTGCGAACGACAAGATCACCGTTCTCCCAGCGCACTGGCAGGGAGAAGGTCTTGCCTTGCTGGATGGTCAGGTCTTTGGTGTCGGACATTATTTTGACACCAGATAGGTAATAGCTGCAGTAAGCGCAGCGACCGCAATGTACCCAAACACCTTGCCGACGACATCGACTTTTACTTTTCTGGCGTCTTCTTCATCCTGGCGCTCCTTGATGATCTTGCTTTCAGCCCATCCGACAATTACCTCTATCTGGGCGTCACGCTGGATACGGCGGTCAAGCCACTCGTGGTCCCGATGATGGTTGGCGGCGTGGCCGTTAAGCACGGTATGGCGCAGTGAATCTTCGTTCTGAAGCACGTTGTCGAGCTTGCCACCAAGCTCTTCGAAAACGGCCAGCATGAGCAGTAGAACCGTCCGCAACGAAGCATCCGCGGTTTCGTTGATGGCTTTCAGTATCCCGGATTTCGCGTCGAAGCTCATTTTAGTTTCCTTTGTTTGCGCGCCCACCCCTTCAGGGATTCAAGCTGGATGGTTGTCTCGGTACACTGGGCTGCAAGAGCCAGAGAGTCGGCGGGGAGGCCATCAATTCCTCCGGTGGGTCCGGAAATACCGGGCATTGGTTGTACGTTAGCGAGCCGCAGGCGCTTACTCCAGTCAGCACGAGTAACATCAAGAGCAGATTTCCACGCATTTGTAGTGTCCTCTGTGATTTGCTTTTGTTTATCGATGACGCGCTCTGCCTCTTTCGCTGCAAGTTCGCTGCTCATCTCAACCAACTTCAAGGCATGAGCATCCTGCTGCCACATATAGCCAGTGAACAGGTTGGCTACGACGAGCGCGGCGATGGCGTACCACGTGGCTGGAATCGGGATCACGATGGCTCCTTCGAGTCGTTGTACGCCTTGAAGACGTATCCTCCGAAGGCGCAGATCGGTGCAGTGACTGCCGCGATGATCGCAGCGATCTCGACACCGTCACGAGCGTTGCCGGTGGCGAACAACATGGCCCAGTCACTCACCGCCCACGTCATCCAGATGGCGGTACTGAGCACGATGGCGCGTGTCGGAACGTACTTCGAGACGTAGTCTGTTGCGCTGGTCATTTGATTTCCAACCAGCACTTGCCACCTTCGGATTCGGTAGCGTTGATCATGAAAATCATCCGGTGCACGGTGTCAGGGCAGATTGCGACCCCTGTCTTTGTCTGAACCTTGCCGACGAGGATGCAGCCCTCGCTATCTTCAGCTTTATTGCCACCGTGGCAACGCACGCCGGAGAACTGAGGAACACCCTGCACTTCTGGCAACTCCTTACTAAAGCGAGCCGACATCGAAGTTGTGAGCGGATACAGTCCGCGAGGAATTGCAGTTCGCGTCTTTACTTTCATCCCGCCTTTTTCAAGCAGCCGATCCTGATCCTCACAGGTTAAGCAGAAGTGCAACCCATTGGCGTACATCACGCCAGGCGTGAAACTCTCGGCGCCTGCTATGTTCTGCGTAATGCCTCGAACAAGAATGAATTTCAGGTCTTTCATTTCGAGCCACAAGCGGCGCGAACCATGGCGACATGAACCGTCACCATCATTTCCGCATACCAGGAAAATAACGAAACCGCACTGCGCATTGCAGCAAATGGATCAATAATCGGAATCAGCGCCGCGCGCTTGCTCCGCTGCTCATCTAGGTTAAAAACCTGTGCGTCCATGACATCCTCACCATTGAAGAGTATTGCGATGCGGCCGGTTCGCGTTCTGCCGGCGACGGAGATCCGCGGTGCCGCGCTTGCCGAAATAATCTGAGAACGATTTCATCGAGTCCGCTGACCTGTTTGGATCAAAGGCATCTGCATCGGGCTTGGAATATGCTCTGAACAGCACCCAATCCAATAGATTGATATGATGAACTTCGGCAATTTCTGGCTCGTCATCATCATCTTGCATGGGCTTCCTGGGGGTCCGGAAGAATTCAATGCACATCGTGTAGTCCTGATCCGGAAGCGCCGACAGGACTAGCGTATTATCTTCGTGCACGTAATTTTCTGGACGTTCGTTGCGCGTGCGCCAGCCGGATCTAATCCGATCAAGCTCTTGGCGACTTGCCCCTTTTAGCTCGTAGGCAGTTCCATCGGCAGCACGCAACTCGGCATACTGAATATCAAACAGACCGACCGGCAGATCAACTGGATCGTTGTCGCCAGCCTTGAATACAAGTTCATCTGCGTCATGAATCAGCCTGGCACGAACCGCGGCCTCGGCCTCTGCCTCAGAAAACCATGGCGCCAACTCATCGTCAGGCCATAGATACGGCTTGGCCGTATCCTGTGCACGAATCCTGAACTGATCAATGTAGGCGCGCAGATTCATGGCTTAATTCACCCCGAACTGATCGAGCAGGCCAATTACTTGAGCCCGCATGTCGGCAACGCTCTTGCGCTTGTCAAGGTCAGTCGAAAAATTGGTCTTGGCATAGATGACCAGAGATTCCTTGGTCATGTTGGCGATGGCGTCGCGGGCTTGCTGCGCCTCATCGTCGTCATCTTTCTTGGGCGGCGCGATCTTGGCTGCTGTGCCGGTCGCCTCTTCGGCATCGCCAGCGACATAGACATCCTTGTGGCGCAGCATCTTGCTGGCAATCTCGTCATCCTCGACGTTGATCGTCTCGCCGATCGTGAATACCAGGCCGGTGCCATAGCAGCCGTCGCGGTAAATCTCACGTTTGCCGATGTACTTGATGGGGGTCATAACATTCTCCATGGCAGGGCCAGCCAGTCACGGCCAGCCCCGCTTTACTTATGCCGGACCTTGCAGGACGACATCGACCAGCACGTCGACAATGCCGGCGGCAGAGTCAGCGGCGCCCGTGCGTTTCAAGGTCAGGTAAGCGTCCTTGGGCAGACGAACCGGCGCCTTAGCCAGCGTGCCGCGCGTGCGGCTGGTAGATGACGTGGCGAGTGCCGAGAAGAAGTAGGCGCCATCCTGGGGCACTACGGTCGAATCGACGCCATCGGCGTAAAGGAAACCAATGTCGGCCGTCGTTGAGGCAGCGAAGGCATCGGAAACGATAGCGACGACATCAAGCAACTCAGCACCAGCCGGCAGGAATCCGATACGGACCACATCATTGACCTGAACTGCAGTGGCCATATCGGAATTGGCCGCAATACCGACAGCGGTAGTGATGAGGGCGCCACGGATGACGTTCTTGTTGCCGGCTACGCCGGAATATTGGGAACTCTTGATTCCCTTGGTATTGACTGTGCTCATGGTGTTTCTCCTTGAATATCAGAAGAAGCCGGAGCGAACCCCGGCTTGCTTATGGTTAGGCAATCGCCACGGCAGTATCGACGGCCATCACACCAAAGTCGGTGTATTCCTTGGCGACGCCACCGTGATCGATCAGGAACTGGATCTTGGACGTTCCGGCGATCATGCCGAGCAGGATTTCCAGCTTGTCGCCGTGGTCCAGTTCCTTCTCCGAGAAGAAGTACGAACCTTGAGACTGGCGGAACTTGCCGTATGCCTGGGCCAGCGCCTGGCCGCCGAGCAGCAGCGCCCGGTCGACCGCGAAGCCAGTGCCGAAAGCGGCCGGCACCAAGTCGGTGGAGGTTTCCGCGTTGCTGGTCGTGCTCGGGCACCAGCGCAGCGAGTCACCGGCAAAGAAGCGGATCGGCTTCGGCATCTTGACGATCAGGATGCCATTCCACAGACCGGCTTCGCCCATGAACAACGGATTCTGCTTGGCCATGTTGGAGCGGGCCATGGCATTAGCCTGCAGGGTGCGGAAGTTTGTCGACCGCACC